GCCTTACACAGGCTGCCCAGCAAGCCCAGACCTTGCCACCGATCCACAGTGGGTGAAGTGCTTCACGTGGACCGACCCCGTGGTCACGGAGCTCGATTGATCGCCGGCCGCTCCTGACACTGACGATCTCGCCTAGGATGTGATCCGCAGTACACGGGATGTGGCGCAGGGGTAGCGCACCTGGTTTGGGACCAGGGGGTCCAAGGTTCGAATCCTTGTACTCCGACCATATTTGGGGGATTAGCTCAGTTGGGAGAGCGGCTGCTTTGCAAGCAGTAGGTCGCAGGTTCGATCCCTGTATCCTCCACCAATTATTAGGATTTTAGTATGTCATTAGAAAATTATGAAGAGATTGGAGATGTTTTATTCTCACATCCCATCGGTAGTGAACTAAGCGGTACTAGGACTTCTGGATCAGATTTTGATAGATTACACATTTGCACATCAGTATCTGGGTTTTCCTTGGTTAACATCCCTATAAAATTTAATGCTGTGCAATCAATAACACCTAAATTGTCAAATAATACACTAATTGACGATAATTATCACTGGACTGGACATTATACTGTTGGTCAGATTGTGAACATCAGAAATTTTGATGCTGCCTTATTTGGAAAAGTTATAAATCATTTGGCAGCAATTAAATTTAATAAAATAGATGATGTAAAAGACCCTGTTATTTTAGAAAAATACACTCAATGGTTGAAATCGCCTATGCTGGGAACAGAATTCTGGAAAAATTTCACAGATTGTGTTAATTTATCAATGATGGGTTTGCCAGATTTGGAAAACAATTGGAGTCAACCCGTTGGAGAATTAACTGATAAATTAAAAAAATCTAAAGAATGTTGGGACAGAGCTGGCGAATGTCGTTGGCCAGAAATTAAATCTGGTTTAGGATATGATCCTGCATTATCTGCTAAATTATTATATACCACATTATTAGCTACCAACATACTTAAAAATTCATCTGAGATTTTAACAAAAGAAGAACAAGAATTTATAATTGATTTGAAATGTGAGAATATTGGTTATGCTAGTTATAAAAAACAAAAAAGTTTAATATTGCATCGTTTCCAAGAAATTACAAATCGTTCCTATTTATTGGGCTACGGAGATTCTGTAGAACAAAGTAAAAAGATCAAAACATTTGGTCTCAATGGTATCATGAATATATTAGAAATATTCCAAAAAATCTAAAGGAACCTATGAGTTTTTTAGTAAATGTAGACTACCAGCCAGTAGTCGATATGTTAGATAGATTAGGAAATCAATTTAATAAACCAAATTTGAGATTTCTCAAAGGTGATGTTATTGCATTGGCTTTGGAAAAAGCCACTGGTGGTAGATTAGAGTATGTAGACGCTGAAGGATACGATAGCATTGATCGGCAAACTGGATTAAAATATGAATTAAAATCAACCTTTGAAATGTTCAAAGGCGATGACATAGTTGGCAGGATTTCTTTGGCAAATACTAACAAACAAACATTTGCACACTCGTTTGATTATTTGCTATGTATACAATCAAACCCTGCAAACTTTGCTATTGCACAGTTAACGTGGGCAGAATGTAATGCCAACTATGTACATAAAAGCGGACAATTTAATTTAGCTAAAGGTGTAAAAGTTACAGACTGGATTTGTAAAAATAATACAACATTTAATAATCTACCTTTGCTAAATTTAGAAATTAGAAAATTATTAGAAACTATTTTATAAAAGGAAAACAACATGAGTCAAGTAACAGCAAGTCATATTTTAGTAGAAACAAAAGAACAAGCATTAAGGATCCATGATGATCTCCTTAATGGTGGAGATTTTGCTACCATTGCTAGCCAAGCTAGTAAATGCCCAAGTGGTGCTAATGGCGGCAATCTAGGCGCATTTGGTCGCGGACAGATGGTCAAGCCATTTGAAGATGCGGCATTTGCTTTGGAAGCAGGCGGCCTAAGTGAGCCAGTACAAACTCAATTTGGCTATCATTTGATTTTGCGCACAGCGTGATAATTGATAGTAACGAAATTTGCCGTAAGTATGATTACAGTAGCTTGATCACAGCTACCGAAAACGACACAGCTATAGGCATTATCAAAAGTATAATCGAAAGCGGCAAGTACTTTAAAAATAGCCCTCCATTCCAAACAGAAGAAAATTTGTTTGGACGCAGTGAAGCAATTTGGTTAAAATATCGCATGACATTTTTAACCAGCGTGTTTTTATACTTAGGACATGAAGCTAGAGTTAGTAACATGATGGCATGGAGTTTCATGACCAAACAGTCTACTCAGCCAGATAGAGACACACTTTGGCATCATCATGATAAACACGGCGGGCAAGGCATCAGTGGCATTATGTATTTGCATATTCCTGAAGATGTTGCAGACATGGATACGTGTGGCACTGAGATTGCATTAAACGGTCCTGACGGTGATCAAAAGTTTTTTGTTCGCCCTAGCTACTATACATGGCTAATTTATCCTAGCCACTTGTGGCATCGTCCGGGTATTGCTCAAAGTGAAGACTATAGATTTATTTTGGCCGCAGACGTACAATACACTTGACAACGGCAGAACTAAGTTGTATAATACAATTTTAAGGATAGAACATGATTAAAACAGCTAGCCGCGTAGGCCAATTAGATAATGACAAAATTGTAGAAATGTCCGGTGGCAATAGATTTAATCTTGTCATTATGGCGGCCGCACGTAGTCGCGAAATTCGTCGACAAAACAAAGACAGTCAAAAATTTGAACACTTGCATAGTAATGTCAGTGCTTTGCTTGATTTTCAATCAGGTGAATGTGGTGCAGACTATATCAAGAAAATCAAATTTGATACTCCGCGAGATCGTGCAATCGATCGCAGAGCACAATACAAATAAGAATACCGGGTCGTTAGCTCAGTTGGTAGAGCGTCTGCCTTACACGCAGAATGTCGGCAGTTCGAGACTGTCACGACCCACCAATATGCAACGGTGGCAGAGTGGCCCAATGCAAGGGATTGCAAATCCCTAAAACCGGGGGTTCAAATCCCTCCCGTTGCTCCATTAACCCTGCTTGACAGGGTTTCTTTTTGATGTTATAATATAGACATAGTAACAAACAAGAGAGCGAAATGGAATTTTACATTGAAGCTGGCTCCAGCACTAAAAAATTTATCGAAACATTGTTACCCTCAATGCTGTCTCAATTGAAGTTAACCAAAAGTAAAAAACTTTTACACATAAAAATTGACAAAGAGTTAGAAGACAATGGCACAACTGTTCCATTGTTGGGCATTGATACTATTCTTGTAGTACTCAAACCGCAACGCAATCGAGTAGATCTGGGTGTAACACTGGCGCACGAGTTGGCTCACGTGGCACAGTTTGCCAAAGGTACATTAAAACCTGTTCCGAGAGGATTAAAATGGAAGGGCAAATTCTACGGAAGAAGCGTTGCGTATTTGCAACAACCTTGGGAAATAGATGCGTTTAGTAAACAAGAATTGATATTTCGTAGGGCAATTGATTGACGTATTGGACAAAAGACAGTATAATTAATACATACACACAAACAGGAGCGAATAATGGCATTTAAAATTTTAGGCAGAACAGCAGACTTGTATCAAGGCTACGGCCCTTTGCCTAAACTTGAAGGTCCGTTTTTAGTTGCAGGACGTATCCTGTACTACGATCCAAAAGAAGGCAAGTACTGGGATCCAAAAACGGATTTCTACGTGCCTCACGATGAATACTTTAGAATGGTAGGTTTGATGTGATAGCGGAAATTCGTCAAGTATTCGAGCAGTTGGGCTACGACTGGGTCGAGCCCTACTCTACTACAGAAGGTGCAATTAACAGAGGCGAAGTGGGCAACCACAGAGGTTTGTATTACATCTATCCCAAAGAGAATTTTTACTTTGGCAAGGCGGCAACTAATACTGTAATCAATCGTCACCAAACACATCGTCCTAAATTGGATGTCAATTTGGCAGAGCTTTATAGCACACCAGTTGAAAAAGTGGAACCCAAATGGATGTTTCCAGAAGGTTGGAAAGAAGGTGTATGCAAGTATATTATCGAAGGAGTGGATAGTATTCCCAGTCACTATGTAAAGATTGGCAAAAAACGAGTAGCACCAGGTGTGCTGGACTTTCCGGTGACACATAAAGTTGATGTAGACTCACTTGAAGTACTAGTTTGGAATTTGGATCATTTGACTGCTGAACAAATTAGTTCAATTGAAGAAGCAGTAATACCCGCAATTTGGCCTTACTGTAATAATGAAACCTATAGAAAAAGAAAACGAGAAAAAAATGTATAGTGTAATTTTTGATAAAAGCGAACTAGAAAGATTTATCACATTGAATGAAGCAATGAGTTATGCCAAGACTATTGATGCGTTTGTAACTATTCGAAGTGAAGACTTTGAAGTAGTTGGACGCTTTGGTGTAGACAGTGTTCGAAATGGCAAGTGCCCGGATGGCATTGCCTACGATTGGAACAAAGCAAGCCGCATAGGCCGTGTAAAGAAAGAGAGAGTATGATGGAAAAATTAATACGTGATGGACGAGTGGCAGTATTGGTAAGCCCAGGTTTCGGCGCAGGCTGGAGCACATGGGATCACACATATGGTGAAGACTTGATTTTTGATCCAGTGCTGGCCGCTTACATAGATGAAGGAAAAATGGAAGAAGCCAAAACATACGTTACCATGCGTTTCCCAGAAGCGTATGACGGCGGTGTTGAGGATCTTGTTGTACATTGGGTTCCTGTAGGAACAGCCTTTCGTATCCACGAGTATGATGGAAGCGAAAGTATCGAAGTTAAAGAAGAAATGGATTGGGTAGTGGCATGAGTGGCGGACACTTTCAATATAAGCAATGGGAAATTGGCAACATCGGTGATGAAGTTGAACAGTTGATCATTGATAACGACAGCGAAGAACTGGATCAGTGGGGAGATCGCAAAGGATGCCATTTTACTCCTGGGACCATTGCCGAGTTCAAAAAAGGATTGGAGTTGCTACGACAAGCACATATCTATGCACAACGTATTGATTGGTTAGTAAGTGGTGATGATGGTGAGGATAGTTTCCATCGTCGTTTGAAACATGACTTGGAGAAGCTAAATGAAAATTCAATTTGATAAAGACACTATGCCCGACGAACTGTACAATGCGCTGTTACAGCATTTTGTAAACGAAGCAGTGGGCTTGGGTGTGGAAGTAAACAAGTTTACTCAGTTTGATAATTGGGTAGTAGAATGTACTGTGGATGCGAAGGAATCGGTCCACTAAGGAGAATAATATGCCGTGGATTGAAAATGTAGCCGCAAGTGATATTCCAATTGGATTTCATCACGATGCTGGCCCTAATAGTATGCTGATCAGTATAGTTGATCCAGCAAGTTGGCGTCCTGAAGCCAAACATCAATTCAAAGAGCGTCATGACTTTGAGTTTTTGGATGTAGAGGAAAAGGATGAAGTTCTTGAGGAAGCAATGAAGTGTAGTCATGAGCAGGCCGCAGAGCTTGTACGACTGCTACAACACGCACTAGACAATCGTATGAATGTGGTTGTGCATTGCTACGCTGGCATTTGCCGTTCGGGTGCAGTTTGTGAAGTCGGAGTCATGATGGGCTTTGACGATACAGAACGTTTTCGTAGTCCTAACCTTTTGGTAAAACATCGCATGATGAAAGTGTTAGGCTGGACGTATGACCCAGGCGAAAAGCCCAACATTGACGATTGGCGCACTTTCAGATCAGTTGACTGATTGCTGAATAAGTAGTATAATAACTTATTAAACAATGAAAGGTACTCAATGGCTGGCAAAGCAAAATCGGTTTATCTAACGATAACCAAAAAAGGGTCTTATAAAACAGAGTTCCACAAAGTGTTTTTTGATGCCAAATCATTTAATGACTATGTGAAAACTGACGAATTTAAGGCCCAATGGCCAGCTGAAGAGTACAACATTATCAAAGAAACTTATTAAAGAAAGGAGGCGAATATGCCAAGTGTATTCTTAGTAAGCGACACGCACTTTGGACACACTGGTGTATGTCGCTTCACACGTAACGATGGTTTTACAAAACTTCGTCCATGGGACTCACCCGAGGAAATGGATGAAGCAATGGTTAAGGCGTGGAACGAACGGGTAAAACCCACTGACAAGGTCTATCATTTGGGCGATGTTGTTATCAATCGTAAAGCGTTGGGAATTATGCGCAGACTTAACGGCGACAAGGTTTTAATTCGTGGTAATCACGATATTTTCAAAGATGAGGACTATCGTCAACATTTTAGAGAGCTTAGAGCTTATCACGTTATGAATGGCATGATCCTTAGCCATATTCCGTTACACTCGGAATCTATGGGTCGTTTTGGTGTTAACATTCACGGACACTTACATGCAAATCGTGTAAAGAAAGCTCGTGGAGTAGATGCCAAAACTGGTGAAGTTTTATACAGTGATGAAAACGATGTTCGTTATCATTGTGTTTGTGTAGAACAAACTCCGGACTTTGCTCCAATTCTGTTTGAAGATGTCATAAAGAACATAGAAGCAGAAGGCGGCAGAGTAGGGTTTGCTAACGGAAACGGTCCTACTATGTAATAATAGTAGCAGTTTAATAGGGCCTCAGGGCCCTATTTTTTTGGCTGTAGCTTCTGTGCGTAGAGAATAAATATACTATAGAATACCGGAGATAGTACATGTCGCTACGAATTAGACGAGGAACAGATGCCCAAAGACGAGGAGTCGTTTTTGATTTAGGCGAACCTATATGGACCCAGGACACCAAAAAACTTTTTGTAGGTGATGGTATCACTGCCGGCGGTACCAACATATTGGCTAACAGTGCAGGCACCGGCTTAACTTGGAATGCCACAACACTGGCATTTGATGTGACTGGCGGAGGTGGTGGCGGTGGAATTACTGCCGTTGTGCAAGACACTAATCCCTCTTTAGGCGGCAATCTATTATTAAACGGAAAAAATATCAGTGGCGCTGGTAATATCAGTATAACTGGAAATATAGGGGTTTCTGGCACTGCTAGTTTAACAGGTGGGCTTGGTGCTAGTTTAAATTTGAATGGAAACACTATTAACGGAAATGGCTTTATTTCCACCACTGGTGGAGTGCAATTTAATTTAACAACTGATATGCAATTAAGACGAGTTGTAAACGGTGTAAATCCAAATGGTTACATTACAACCATTTTACAACGAGGAACTTTTACAACACCGGTAGCTGTGTCTTCAAGTGATGAATTAGGCGGTATCCTATTTAAAGGTTATACCAGCGGTTCATCAACAGGTATTGCAGGTCTTATTAGTTTTCTTGTTGACCCAACAGCAGTGATTGCAGGTGGCTCATATATTAAATCTCAAATTGTTCTGTCGGCTGCCACGGATACAACCCAAGATGCAAACAATGCAGTCTTAATTAATTCTGTCGGCTTAGTGACTTCAAATGCTTTCCGAGCTTCTACGTATTTTCAATTGCCGACGTACGGTAGTGATGCAGTCCGAACCTCAGCCATCCCAGTCCCAACAGCTGGCATGATGGTATTCATGACGTCAGGGACTAGCCCTAGCGTAACTAACAAAGCAGTTGTTTACAATGGAACTGCATGGGCATTACTGCCCGGATAAAAGACTAAAAAAATTCATTAGGGTGTAAGAGCAATATAAATACTCTCTAATGAATGAAACTGTTTATCATAGATACTTAAAACTTCCATTTACACATCCCAAGCCGGAAAGATTTAATTATCCCGCGGACGGATACGCTGTGTTAATCGATAGAGATGCAATCTATCCTCCATTTGAAGAATGGATCAATAGTCTCGGATTAAAAATTTCAAATGTCCTAGAAGCATTTTATACAAAACCAAACGGCGGAAGAGTTCCGTTACATTCTGATACTAGTTACATACCTGGTACACACGATATATGCAAATTAAACTTTACCTGGGGATCACCCGATAGTACTACTCAATGGTATCAAATCAACGACCAATCTAAATTACAAAAATATGAATTTGGAAAAGAAGGTGCTAATAAGAAATTCTACGATGCAGGTATAATTCCCGACATAGATATTGAATACGTATTGTTTGCCAATTTAGAAGATGGTGAGCTTGCTTACGAAGCTGTGATAGATAGACCCAGCTTACTGAATATTAGCCAACTACACACAACTTGGAATCCGTCTCCTACTGAAGATCGTTGGACTTTATGTTTTACACTATTAGAAAACGGTGAGTTATTAACCGTTGAACGAGCTTTAGAAATATTTAAAAATTACATTACAGAATAATATGAAATACCAAGGCCTAATACCTAATATACAGCAACAAGAAGTTTCACCTCCACTACCACGTTGGAAATATGGCGAGATCAGAGACGGGATGAAAATTATTGATCCTATAATACACTATGGATGTTTTGTACTAGGTTACGAGAACGAAGAAATCATAGACTTTGTTATGGATGTTGTTAAAAATAACAAACCAGAAATAGCAGAACCGTTCATGCCCAAAACTTATGATGTTAGATTGAATCATATCAGTTTTGAATTCTCAGAAAGAATATATAAATTAACAGGAATGAAACAGTTTTTTTCTCTTAGCGGATCCGATGCTAACGAAGGTGCAATTAAATTAGCAAGTGCGT